CCCGCCTAGCGCGGGCTTTTTGGCTAAATTATTTTCATCAGCATGCTTGACGCGACCTTTTAAGCAAGCTTAAATGACCTCAAGCCGAACGAAACACCGGCCCACGACACGACTGGTGAAGCCGCCAGATAGCCCGGGATCAGCGAAGTGATCTCCAAGCCTCCGGACAGGAGACCGACTTGAACCAAGTTCTTTGACATAGAGATTCAAGCCGGTGACCAGCCAGTAGCGGGTCACGGAGAACAGATTTCACTGGCTGGCCTTGGCGACAGGGCCAGACGGGAAATCACACAGGAGCAGCACATGAAAATCGTTATCTGGCTTGGAATTGTTGTTTGGTTGCTGGCGTCGTGGGTCACGCATCTTGTTGTCTGCTTCAAGGCAGCAAGCTGGGGCTTTCTGATTGCCGGCGCAATCTTCTTCCCAGTGGCTGTAGTGCACGGCACGGGGGCATGGTTCGGCGCCTGGTAAGCATCACTTCTGCGCATTCCAAGAGTGCGCAGCGGGATGCGGAAGACCAGCAACATCCGCGCAACGCGGCCCCCTGCATCACACCACTGACGAAACACCCAGTCGCGCCTCCAGTAGAGAGCGACCGGATATCAGATGGCTTCCTGCTGTTTCAGGATCGCCATCTGGCTTTACAAGTGCTGTCTAAACCCCAGACAGCACTCGAAAGCCACGAACGGAGCATGACCATGAAGACGATTTTTTTGGTTTGGAACGAAGCCGGCAATGAGTGTGTAGGCTTTGAAGACCGGTTGGATGCTGATTATGCGGCAACCGGATTTGATGAGGGTAATGGGGGTTTCAACTTTGGCCGAGACGTTTCGCGAAGCGTACGCTGATGACGACCCAGACGCAGAATTCGAAATGACTTTGCACGAAGTCTAGGAATCCATCGTCCGCCGTACGCAACGGCCCGATATCTCTCTGGGGAAACTCGTTTAGAGAGGGTATTGGAGAGCTGCTCCATGTGTTCTAGGCACATGGGTTGAAAGAGACCGGCAGAGCAGCTCTACCAATACCAACCAACGCAAGGAGAAGAGCATGAAGCGATGTCGCCAATCTCAATCTGATATCTGAATCCAGGTCGCCGGCCGTTGAGCCATTGAAGATTTAAACCAGCTGACGGGCATGTCGCCCCAGCTTGCAACCATAAACAGAGGATGCAGCCATGTAACAGACAGCCAAGCCCTCCAGCAGGAGGCAAATCACTCTCACGTAGGGAGGTCTTCGTGAGTGAGTAAAGCCCGGCATACGTGTCGGGCTTTTTATTGGGCGATTGGAGGTGAGTGATGAGCAAAGAATTTTCCCAGCCGGCGTTTCCTGTTCCCGGCCTAAGCCACGACGAAGACTTCAACGGAATGAGCCTGCGAGATTACTTCGCAGCGAAAGCACTGGCCGCCATGATCAGCAATACCTATCGCAGCGTCGATCTTGGCGTCAGTTACCCGCAGAACAACGCCAACTTCGCGCTGGCATCCTACGCCGTAGCAGACGCAATGCTCTCCGCTCGGAGTCAGCCATGAAACGCACAACCCCACCCCTCCCCCGCAAGCCCCGCCCCGACGTCCACGACTGCGCCAAAGGTCGGATGCATGACGCGCCGCGGAAGATCGTTACCACTATGCCCGGCGGGTATATCGCCTAGGAGATTGAGATGAGTGAATGGATCAAGTGCAGCGACAGGCTGCCCGAACTAAAAGATGACTCCGTGTTGGCATACGCCGACGGGACTTCACCGCACGCTGAAAGACAAGCATGGCCTAAAGGCGGCATAGACATGGTTCACATCCAAGACTACTTCGGGGATGTGACCTGCGGCATAGACGAGGCCGGAACCCAACTCTACACGCAGATGTATCTGAGCAAAGGCGTGACGCACTGGCAATACCTACCAACCCCGCCAACCGAATAACCCCGCCACTACTGGAGGCAATGATGAACGCACGATTTGATATCTGTCAGGCCGCGCACGACGCGAAGCTGCCGCCTCCAGTGAGTGAGACGCCGGAAGAGTTGGCGCTGGCTGAGTGGCTGTATGACGCGGCGGAGAAGATGATCCGCTACGGCTGGGACGTGAAGTTTCAGCGCCGTATGTGCGCACCGCAGGGCGTGACCATGCGGCAGTTTGCGCTAGCGGTGGACGAGCATGTGAACAACCGGCTGGCCAACTGCGAAGTCGATTCCCCAGCGCTCGGCAACCTGCTGATCTCAATCGGCTGGGCAAGCCCCGACAAGAACGCTATAGCCGAATTGCTCGGCCACAGCGACCATCCGCTCGGCATGCTCGGCGAAATCGCTGAGAAGCTACTACAGCCGCTCGTAGACGATGCGCTGATTGCTCAGGCAGAGGATCTGGAATTATGAGCGTTCACATTCTGATCGACGATGACCTCGACGAGCTGGCCCATCCCGGCTGCCCGGACAAGTACGAAATCCTGGTACTGCGCAACATCACGGCCTTCTACACCGCAAAGGCCATAACCGAAGAAGAATTCCACCACTACTGCAAACGGCTGAACGCGATCGTCGCGAACCGGCCAAGGAGTGCGGCATGACGATCATCGCCACCGATTACAAAGCAATGAACGAAGCCTTGACCCGTCAGGGCTTTTTTCTGGTCGCCGATCTGCCTCGGCGCATTCAAATTCAGACCCGGCGCGGCATGCTGGTGGCGAGGATTTCGTGATGGATATCGATTGGAGCAAGGCGCCATTGCATGCAACTCATTGGTGTCCCGGCAATGCCATAATTGACGCGGGCTGGATCTACCAAGCCGGCCAAGAATTCTATAGCTGTTATGCCGAGAAGGGCTTGGAACACATCCCAAACTTTCCAGCTTGGCGAGCACTGAGACTTATTCCAAGGCCAGTAGAAACTCCAAAATGGAACGGCGAAGGCCTGCCGCCTGTTGGTGCAGATGTCGAATGCACCTTTGCTGTCGAAGATCACAAGGTTTGGCATCGCGGAACGGTCGTCCACCGAGCATTCCAGCCGGAGGGCGGTGAATTCGTGGTTGTGTCCACCGGGGCAATTTCTGCGTGCTACCGTGCTGATGGAACCTGTGTGCGCCCATACCGCACGCCCGAGCAGATCGCAGCGGAAGAGCGTGTGAAGGCTGCGCAGGTATGGCTGAAAGCTATCGAAGCCGAGTATGGCTTTGTGGTTGCTGGGGAATGCGAAGACATCTTGATGAAGGCTGAAGCCAGCAAGAAGGTGGCGCCATGATCAAGCAGCGTGAACCGCTACGGCGGTCGGCCACCGACGAAGACAAAATGAACCTGCCGGAAGGCAAGACGTGCGGCGACTGTGTGCACGCCCGCCGCTGCACGACCATGTTCGGGCACATCCCGGCTGACGAGTCTTGCGACTGGAGCCCTTCGCGATTTCGGGAAGCCACTCCGGCCACTGCCGAGCAGGTGTCGCCATGAAAATCCACGCCACCCGCCACTACACCTTTCAAGAACTGCTCAACCGCATCGACCTCGAATACTGGCGCGTCGTTGAGCATGACGAGATGAACTACACCTTCATCCCAATCAAGTATTGGGGAGGCAACCCGTGAAGCCACTTTTCTGGATCCTCGCCGCTGGCCTCTGCGTCCTGATGCTTCAGTACGGACTGTTCAAGGAGAACGGCGAGCCTCGCCATATCATTCCTGTGGCGGTGGTGAAATGAGTTTCTACGAAGACAACGTGGCTGATGGCTCACATTGCATGAGCTGCTGCGGCTTCATCGGCGATGATGTTGGCTACCCGCGCTGTTGCCGTAACTGCGGAGGAGAAGGAAGCGAGCCGAACCCAGAAGGCCACAAGAAGCGCCAGAAAGCCGAGGCTATGCAGCGCTTTGAGGGCTGGCTACAACGCACCGGGATAGCTCACAAGAAGCACAACAACGGCTTCCACGTCGTGCTGACACTTCCAGATGGCCGGGTGATCGACTGCTGGCCCAGCACAAGGAAATGGCAACTTCGAGGGGGGCGAATCAGTCGTAACGGCAAGGCGCTACATGAACTGGTTCTATCTCAACTGAGGCCATGGTCATGACCAGCCACCAACGCGCCCGCCGCCTACTCCTCTGGTGCGGCAGCTTCCCTGTACTCGCCCTCTTCACCTTCCTGATGATCCTCAGCGCACTGGCTGATCGCATCACTCAATAACCCGAACTCACACGCCGCCTGCATGGCGGAAGGAATCGTCATGTCTGATTTAACCGTCAAACAAAGCTTCAGCCTTACCCCTTCTTCGCTGAGCGAGGCCATGCAGTTCGCTGAAATCCTGGCCAAGTCCACCATCGTGCCGAAAGAGTTTCTCGGAAACCCCGGCAACATCCTCGTCGCCATTCAGTGGGGCTTGGAATTGGGCCTGCAACCGCTGCAAGCGATGCAGAACATCGCAGTCATCAACGGTCGGCCAGCGCTCTGGGGTGACGCAGTCATCGCCCTCGTGCGCGGATCGCCTCTTTGCGAATACGTCTACGAGGAAGATGACGGCCACACCGCCACTTGCCGAGTGAAGCGCCGGGGGGAGAACGAACAGGTGCGCATCTACACCATGGATGACGCCAAGACCGCCGGCCTCGTTGGCAAGGCTGGCCCTTGGACACAACACCCGAAGCGTATGCGCCAGATGCGCGCGCGGGCCTTCGCATTGCGTGACGTGTTCCCTGATGTGTTGCGCGGCATGCCTGTCGCCGAAGAGTTGCAGGACATGCCAAAGGAGCGCGAGAACGGCCAGCCGCTCGCCAGCGTGGCCAAGATCGCGGCGCCGACGGAACTTGATGCGTATCCGGACGAGAAGCTGGCAGAGAACCTGCCGATGTGGCGCAAAGCGATCGAGGACGGCAAGTCATCGCCTGAGCACCTGATCGCTACCGTCAGCAGCAAGTACACGCTGACCGCCGAGCAAATCGACTCCATTAACCAGTTGAAACCACTGGAAGGGGAAGCCGCATGATTATCCATAACGTAGCCCAAGGTTCTGCCGAGTGGCATGCACTGCGCGCAAAGTTCCACACTGCATCCGAGGCACCAGCAATGAAAGGTGCGTCGAAATACCAGACTCGCACCGAACTGCTCGCTATGAAGAAGACGGGCATCGTCGCTGACGTCACCCCGTCGCAGCAGTACATCTTCGACAAAGGCCATGCGACTGAAGCGGCGGCCCGTCCGCTGGTTGAAGCTATGATCGGCGAAGAGCTTTATCCAGTTGTCGGCACGCTGGGCAACCTTCTGGCTTCCATGGACGGCGCGACGATGCTCGGCGAAACATTGTTCGAGCACAAACTCTGGAACGAATCGCTGGTCGCTCAGGTGAAAGCCGAAGACCTCGCGCCACACTACTACTGGCAGCTCGAGCAGCAACTGCTTGTGAGTGGCGCCGAGCGCGTGATCTTCGTTTGCTCTGACGGCACCCCCGAAAACTTCGTCAGCATGGAATACCGCCCGGTCGCCGGCCGCGCCGAGCAGCTTGTCGAAGGCTGGAAGCAGTTCGAGGCCGATCTCGCAACCTTCGAAATGGCAGAAGCCCCATCAATTGTCGTCGGCAAGGCGCCTGACGAGCTGCCAGCGCTGCGCATCGAACTGACGGGCATGGTTACCGCCAGCAACCTGAAAGTGTTCGAGCAGTCAGCCTTGGCGGTCATTGACTCGGTGAAAACCGAACTGACCACTGACCAAGACTTCGCTGACGCCAAGAAGGCCGTTAAGTGGTGCGGCGATGTCGAGGAAGCGGTTGCGGCGGCCAAGAAGCAGGCGCTGTCCCAAACCGCAACCATCGACGAACTGTTCTCGTCGCTGGATCGCGTTTCGGCGCACGCCCGCGAAACTCGCCTGAAAGTCGACAAGCTGGTGAAGGCGCAAGAGCTGCTGGTCAAGTCGAACATTAAGCAGAAGGCCGAGCAGGCTCTGGCTGACCACATTGCCGCAATCAACAAGACGCTGGGCAAGGTAGTTTTGCCGCCGGTCTCCTCTGACTTCCTCGGCGCCATGAAAAACAAGCGCACCATCGCCAGCCTTCAGGATGCCGTAGACACCGAACTAGCTCGGGCGAAGATCGATGCAAGCCAGTCCGCTGACTGCATTCGTCTGAACCTGACCAGCCTGGCCGAATTGGCCGCCGACTATGCCTTCCTGTTCAGCGATATTCAGCAGTTGGTGGCGAAGGCCAATGACGATCTGGTGACGCTGATCAAGTTTCGGATCTCGGAGCATGAGAAGGCCGAAGAGGTGAAGGCCGAAGCGCAGCGTGAGCGGATTCGCAAGGAGGAATTGCAGAAGATCGAAGACGCCAAGGCCAAGCAAGTCGAGCCGGTAGCTGTAACTCCTGCGCCGGCCAGAGCAGAGCAGCCTGCCGCGCGCGTTTCGGCGGTAGCCCCATCAGCCAAAGTTCAGCCAAAGCCGATGAAGCTGGAAGCGCGGGTAACCGATCTCGCTGCGCTGGTACAGGCTGTAGCAGCCGGCCAAGTGCCTATCAGTGTGCTTACCGTTAACTGGCAGGGTCTTGATGATCTCGTTGAGGCTCAAGGCTCCGAATTCAACGCGCCGGGGGTCGTCCTCGAGCAGGTAGCAGCATGAACGCCTACATCAGCAGCGACATCAACATGGTCAAGGAGCTAGACCCGAAACGTCATGAGCTGGCCCTGCTGCAAGCGGACTGGCTTGAAAAAGGAGGGACTATTGAGGTCATCCCGTTAGGGCGAACCCTCTTCAGCCCGATCCCGTTCAACAGTGAGACAATCCCGCCATCTTCAGGGCCTAAAAAGAACCCCAGCGCCGTGAAGATTCAAAAGTCAGCCAAGGGCATCGAGGAAGAAGAGCGACTGGCTGAAAAACTCAGGGCCTATTACGACCGGGGCGTGGTCGCCGCATCCAAAGACCTGCACATCAGCACCAGGCGCGCCAACTACATCGCCGCCCAGTACGGCATCAAGTTCGCCGAAAAATGAAGCGCATCAGCAGACAGGTGCAGCAGCGCCGCAAACAGACCTGGCTGGACTTGCCGGCCAGCGGAATTGAAGAGGTAGGCCATGGCCAAGAGCAATGCAGATCGCTCAGCGAAAGCCGCGGCGAAGAGAAAGGAGCGCGGCGAAGAGGAAATCAGGCTGCACTGCCTGCCCGGTACGCGCCAAGCGCTTGCTGACTTGATGTCTTGGAGCGGCATCGAGGAACAGGGCGAGGCAATCACGCTGATGATTCACCACCTGCACGGCCTTGGACCGAGCGGTGCACTTCCCTTGCTGGCACCTCCGCGACACGAAATCACAGTTACGCCATCTGTGGCGCGGAAGCTTCAGCAGTTCAGCCAGCGCGAAGCCGGACGCATCACCCGGGACTGATCATTATCTCAGGCGGGACTCGATGTATTTCAAATACTCAACCGCAGCTGATTTTTGCTCTGGTCCGCCAGGCCCATCGCTACCGAGCAAAGAAGCCTGCGCGGTTTCGAGCAGGTAAGACTTTGGCACACCGGTGGACATCGAGCTGTTCAGCACCGCGATCAGCAGGTGTTCGATCGCATCGACTTGCGCATTGTTGCTCATCACCACTCCTTGATCCGGCGGCATGCCGGGCCATCAAGCAATAGCTCACAAACACATATCTCGCCACCACCGATCACGGAGGGCGGCGCATACCCGGAGAAAACCATGACTCAACATGCACAGCAATCCGTATCCGCCGCCGACCTGCCAGAGCGCGGTCAACCTCTCGCAGGTGGCACCTTCGTCACTCGCTACTGGTTGAACGGCGAAGAGCGCGCACTCGTCCTGCTCGACAACGAGCTGATTGGCACCTGGGGCAAGTACGGCGATGACGTTGCCGGCGCCCAAAGCCTTAGCGACGGCGCCGCCAACACTCGCGCCATGGCTGAAGCCGGCAGCGATATCGCGGTGAAAGCGCTGCAGCTGGATGCGCACATCCCGTCCTACCTCGAAGGCGCTCTACTGATGGCAGCGAAGGCCGAAGGCCTGGTCACCCTGCGTGAGGATCGTTGGCACTGGCTGAGTTCGCAGTTCTCCGCCTACTACGCCTACGGCATGGATTTTGAAGATGGCTGGCTCAGCTACACCGGAAAGGACAACGAGCGCGTTGCGCGCCCGGTCCGCAGACGATTTATTTGATCCTTCAATCCTTCATTAATGGGCGCGATAGCGCCCTCGCTTTTCAAGGAGGCCAGGATGGCCCTTCACATGGATCTGGAGATCCACAAGGTTGCAGAAGAACTGCTCGGCATGTCACTCGATCTGGTTCGCAACATCCCCCGCGACCTTAAACAGGTCGTCGGAGCAAAGATTCGAGACGAGTGCCTGCAGGTCTTGGTGCTGATTGGTCGGGCCAATATGTCGCGAGACAAGTTGCCCCACCTGAACCTCCTACTGGAAAGTATCTGGATGCTGAATTACTTGCTTCGAGCGCTCACTAACAAGGCGCTCATCAGCAAGGGGCAGCACGCCAAAGCAATGAAGTTAACGGCCTCTGTAGGTCGGCAGGCAAATGCCTGGAAGAAGTCCGCAACCGCTACCGCTGAGTGGGGATTGGTTTAAATGTTTGTGCTTTCAAGAGAGCGACCATCGGAAATCATCAAGGCATTTGCTGATCTATCCAATCCTCAGCAGCTTTGACTGCCTCAGCGATAGCCTGCTGGTAATCATCCCAAGGGCCTTCGAGCTCCACGGCGACTTCGCCAAGCCCTTCCACCTCTCCCTTCGTAATGACGTGCGCTGCGCTAGGCGTCTCATCGTTGGGCTTTTGCCAATCGAACTTCACGAAAACATCTCTGCCACGGTAGTGATGGGCAAGCGGTACATCCATCTGGTGTGACACGGCTCCTCCTTCGCTTGAGTTTTGGCCTGAGAGTATTGTTTTAGACGTTTTGACCGGCTTTCGCCATAAAAGCGAAATGCCATCCCCTCCCCCTTCAAAGTCAGCCGCTATAGCGGCAAGGACGAAGTCATGCCTGAAGAAAATGTTTTGATCCAGCCGATGCCAGTTGAGCGTGACGCTACAGGCTATTGGACACACCCGGCCTGGCCATCAACTGAAGATGATCTGATTCCGTACGCTTGGTTTGACGCGCGCGGCCTTGAAGCTCGGGAACTGGCCTTCGAATACGACGCGTCAGAAGAGGTGCAGGCATCTTGGCTCGCAGAAGGTATCGCCGACTGCGCGGCCTGGAGCCCGACCGTTCCAGCCGGTGAAGGATGGTTCATCTTCTCAATCCATGATACCGAGGACGGCCCGATCTGCGTGTGGGTAAGGCCGGTGCAACCATGAGCCGCAGCGGATACAGCGACGATTGCGGCGGATGGGACCTGATCTGCTGGCGTGGCGCCGTGAAGTCGGCGCTGAGCGGGAAGCGCGGCCAGGCGTTTCTGATCGAACTGCGGGACGCAATGGATGCGATGCCGGACAAGCGACTGGTGACAGATGCCCTCCAGGCCGACGGCCAGTTCTGCACTCTCGGCGTGATTGGCGCCAAGCGAGGGCTCGACATGGCGACTATCGATTCCCACTGCCGAGAAAGCGTTTCGCAGGCCTTCGGAATCGCCGAGGCCATGGCTGCGGAGATTGTTTTCGAGAACGACGAACGCGACGGTGAGTATGAGCTGCAAGCCGACGGCCGCTACAAGTTCACTCGCGACACACCGGAGCGGCGCTGGCAGCGGATGCGCAAATGGGTCGACTCCCACATCAAAGATGCGCAGCCATGATCACGAAGTGCGCACTCGGCTGCACCCTCTTCTTCTGGCTTCCATTGGTACTGACCATAAAGGCGGTGATCGGATGAAACTCACTCTGAAAACGTCGAAGTGCACCGTCACTAGCGATGGCTACTTAACGCACCACCAGTTCACCGAGCACCCGGTTACGGTCGAGGTTGAAAAGGTGTGGTTCGATGGCGTGGCTTACCAGGCGCTGCCAACCGGCCCAGCCTTGGAGGAAATGCGAGCGCGCGGCATTTACATGGGCATGAAGGACAACAGAACGGTCTTCACTTTTCGGAAAAAAGACAACAAGCGCGGCATCGTTCCGGTGCTGCCCCCTAATGTGATCTGGTACCCGCCGAAAGAGGTGACGCCATGATCCTCGCCCCGCTCTACATGGCCTACCTCATCTACAAGGGGCCGTGGCGATGAACGAACACAACACCAAAGATTTTTATTCTCCTGAGCAGGCCTCTCAGCATGCTGCAGACTGGTGCAAGCGCAACCCAGCATGGCGCCGGATCTGCGATATCCCTGATTCCGATGCCCTTTATAAAACCTACGATGAGATTCCGAAACGCGAACGGGCCTACTGGGATCAGAACGGCGGCGAAGAATGTTGGCGAGAGGTTGGGATCGCGAAGTGCAAGGTCGCTACCGGTTTCATCTCCGGAAAAGGCGAGTTTTTCGACCACGTGCTCAAAGTGCCCCTGCATCACAACCTGATGATGGTGTTTCGTGTAGGCAGGCACTGGAAACCATGAGTCGCATGGTCAGCGTCCGTACCGAGGAACTGACCGGCCCGGCGCTGGACTGGGCAATCAACGCGATCGAGGGTGATCAGCAGCCCGGCACCGGGCAACTACAACTCTTCGCCCTGCACGACGCCGAGCAACTGATCACGAAGTACGGCGTCTGGGTCGACGTTGGCCACCGGCACCAATGGCTGGCCGACGCGACAAACGACCCGTTCAACCGCCAGCCCGGGGAAACCCGAACCATCGCAGTGTTCCGCGCCGTGGTGTTTGCCAAGCGCGGCGACACGGTGAAGGTCCCCGCCGAACTGATCCAGCAATAACCCTCCCACAACTCAACAGCCTGCCGGTGTACGGCGGGCGAGGTATTCGTATGTCCGCACTGAACCGCTTTCATGAAACAGCGAGCGATGCCTTGGAGAAGATCAGCGCCAACTTGCCGGCCGGCGCCAAACTCTGCCTTTCCATCTACACCCCGGAAAAACCAGAACTCGACATCGTGCTGCAGGACAAAGGGCTCGACCTGAACGAGGTCGTTTCAACCCTGCGTCGGCGCGGCCTGAGCATCGACGGCCACAACGCCTACAAGCGCGACCTTTGCGATGCAATTGTCGGGACCTTGGCGTTCGGCGCGCAGGATCGTTGCCAACCGCCAGAAGGACATTGGGCGCAGCGATTCTGGGACATGGGACGAGAGTCATCAGCCAACACCGAAGACCTCATATCTGCGCTTGAACTGGTCACCGACTGCCTGAGCAAAGCGCTCACCGGCGGCGAGGTATCAGCTGCGAGAGCAGGAAGCGCCCTGACCACGGCGGCCGAACTGCTCGCCAAACAATCGCGATAACCATCACCACCTTCTGCCGCCACGCGCGGCATGGAGCATCACAATGGCAGCAGCCGAAAAGCTGGGCGATGAGTCCGGCCACGACAAGGTCACCGAAAAGCGTATGGCCGAACTGCTGGGCACGACCCCGAAAGCCCTGCAGCGCAAGCGCGAACGTAACATCATCCCCGCCGGCGTCTGGTCGAAAATCGACGGACGAATCATGTACAGCAAATGGAGGTATGACGAATGGCTAGAGAGCCAATGGAGCTGCCCACCGGAGTTGAGCTTGTCGGAAAGTCGATCAGGATCAGGTTCTCTTGGAACAAGAAGCGGCACTGCGAAACGCTCGCTCTCCCGCAAACCCCAAAAGGAATCGCAGCAGCCGAGGCTTTACGTTCTCAAGTAGCGCAGCTCGCGAAGCTGGGCGTCCTTACACCTGAAAAATACAGGGAGCTGTTTCCGAACAGCCGGAGCGACGCCACCGCGCAGATGCCGATCTTCTTCGATTACGCCCAAGACTGGCTGGACAGTCTCCAGATCGAGGACAGCACTCGTAAAAACTACCGAGGCACCATGCAGAATTACTGGGTGCCACACCTGGCCCAGTATCCGCTCGACAAAATCACGCCGGTACTCATGCGCAAAATCGTCAACGGGATTACGTGGACTTCGCCTGTCCGCCGGAAAGGCGCCATCCGTCTTGTGACCAGCATGCTGACCCAAGCTGTGAACGACGAACTGATTCTGAGAAATCCGGCCAGCTCCATTCCGCCGACGAGAGTCGCCAAGCGGGAGATCGATCCGTTCAGCCGAGATGAGGCAGACGAATTGATCGCCAAGCTCTACGAAGTGACGAGCGGTTTACAGACTATCTACGCGTGTTTTTTTGAGTTTTCTTTCTATACAGGAATGCGTCCAGGCGAGGCGATGGCCCTGCGGTGGAGCGAGGTTGATACGCGCTCGCGGCGCGCCAAGGTGTGCCGTATCAGGCTGTACGGCAAGATCAAGGAGAGGACGAAGACGAAGGTGTCGCGGGAAGTTTTATTGAACGATCGCGCTTTACAGGCACTCGAAAAAGCCAGACCTCTTACGGCGGCGCGCTCTGATTACGTTTTCGCGCCGGAAGGTTCGGGTGATAGATCAGAGCTGTACATCCGATCCGAAACAGGGGCTAAGCGCTATTGGTTGGCGGCGCTGCGCAAGGCGGGAATCCGATATCGCCGGATGTATGACACCAGGCACACCTACGCAACGATGTGCTTGATGTCCGGCATGAACCCGGCATTCATCGCCGCGCAGCTTGGACACAGTGTCCAGGTACTGCTTTCAACCTATGCCAAGTGGATCAGTTCCCCGAGTGATTTCGCGGAGCTTGAGAAGCTGGATTTACCGAAGATCGGTACAAAATTGGTACTTGATTCGCGGTAGATGCGCCTAGACCCAGCAATCACAAGGCCTTTTGGAATATGTGCGGATTAGCTGGCGTATTCCAAAGGCGCTAGACAAGGGGTTTCAGCGCTATTTGAGACCCCGTATAGTCCCTCAAGGGAACAGCAGTTGGTACAAAAACTGGTACGAGACCATCCCCCCCCTTCTCAGGCGTTCTGCCTACTGCACATTCCCCTTCGAAAGACACACATGCGTCACATACTCCTGCAGCGCCCTCAGGGCTGCTTGGTCGGCGATGATTCCGGCGCGGACGTCGAGAACAGTCCGTCCAGTAGCTGGAGAGAGTTCGACGGTGCCTGCATTGTCCACGCCGGCGGTTCCGGCGGAGTTGGGCACGTCGATGCCACTGGCACGACAACTGCCCGCGATCCGCAGCCGGCGAGTGCCGTCAGCAACACGAGCACGCAGCTTTTCATTTTCAGCGAGAGCATCGGTCTTTTCCTTCTGGGCTTTCTGGTCGAGTGAGGCGAGCGCTTGCTCGGCCTGCTGCTGTTTCTCCACTGCCTGCCGGGCCTGCGCCGCGCCGGCGGCTGAGATCCGTGACAGATCTGCCTGATGGCTGGCTTCGGCCTTGGCGATGATTGTCTCGTAGCTGTTGGCCTGCCACATCCAGGCACCTGTGGCGCCGATCAGGAGTGCAGCTATATAAGGAAGGATTCGCAGCCAGATGGTCATGCCAGCACCTTAAGCGCGCGTTGGTAGAACTCCAATCGCTCGGCCAAACCATTCAGTCCGCCGTTAATGCGCCGGGTGATTCCGTTCATATCCCCGGCGTCGGCCAGGGCGTTCAGGTTGCGCGAGTTCCAGAACCACGCCGCAGACTTGCACGCCCACTCCGCCTGCTCGAGCAGTTCTGGCGTGCGCAGCAGTCGATCATCACCGAACAGAGCCTTGCTGCACGCGAGGTAGTTGTCATGGCCAGTTATCTGGATCAAGCCTCGCCCGCGGTACTTCTGCCCGTCACCATCAGCCTCTGGCGTGTTGCCGAGACGCTTGGCCAATGGCCCAGTGTCGTATTTGCTCAGGTACTGATCACCGCCCAGCTCTTTCACGTAGCGGAACCGGCCAGACTCATGCCCGACTTGAGCAATGAAGGCCGCCACACGCAACGGCGTGTTGATCTGGTAGCGATCCATGGCCAAATTAAGCGCAGATGCAAAAACGCCGGCTTGCTTGCCGGCGTTCGGGAGGATCTGCAGCAATTGCTGCGCGGTGATTGGCATATCTTTCTCCGAGCGGATCAGGCCGTGATTGTGTTGTTGGTGCCGTAATCGAACACCGGGTTTCCAGGAACGCCAGCGATGAAACGGGTGGTCATCGCCATTCTGTTGTAGGAGGTGCCGGATCTGAGCAGGATTCCGCTCGCAGTCCCTTCAAAATTGTTCCCGACGCCCTTATTCCGCGCGGACGTGCCCGTGAAAACGAACCCATCAGGGTTGTTTGCGCTGGCAATGCAGGTATTGTTGGAGTATTGCCCGCTGTTGCAGTCCTTGAAGTTACCGAAAGCGCCTGATGCCTTGTCGGTAAGATAAAGAATATTGTCTGATATCTGGTTTTGAGAGGCGCCGATCATGTCGAATATGATGCCAACGGCGTTTATATGATTACCGATAAACCTGAAGGCCAGCAGGTTTGTAGCGGTCTGGTTAATTCCGCGATATACCTTCACACCAGTTGAGTTTGTTACAGCAACCCCCTCGCTGTATCCCGTGAAAACAAGCCAGTTCACAGAGAAGTTCCCATGCACGCAGTCGATTACAAAGTCCGTGCAGTTTTCGCCCAGCTCTATGAATGAAGTCGTTGTGAGCCAGTCGTTTGGCTTGCCGGTGAACCAGATATCTCTGATGGCGCCGTTCCAGCAGTTCTTGAAGTACAGGCCCGCCGACCAATATGGAAGCGACGGGCCGGAGAGGCAGGACTGAAAGTCAAGATTGCTGGCGTCTATCGTCTTCCCGCACCAGCTCGAATACGCCGGATACACCACGCGCAGCGGCCTGCCGCTGGCAACATCCTGGCTCGCTGGCAGAACCGCAAAATCTCTCAACGTCACGCTCTGCTGAATGTCCGAAGGCATGATCGACAAGCCCCATGACGTGCCGCTGTAGCGGATCAGGGTGAGGCCCTTGCCAGCTCCTTTTAAAGTGACAGATTTGCCAGCGCAGGTCAGACCGTCACCGTCGATGTTGATCTGTCCGGCAGGTGCATAAAGCTCCGGGTATCCCGCCGAATTCACTGCCGAAAGTGCTGCATTGAATCGGTCAGTGCACATCGCAGTCGTAACCCCCACACCAGCTTGACGCAGGCTGACCACGCCGTTGTGCAGTAGTTTCCATCTGGCCCCGTCGTCAGCAATGACTGTCAGGAAGTCATCGCCAGGAGTAGATGTATCGCAGTCATCTAGATAGTACGACCCCGAACCTCCGTCACCCAGTGACGCCCAGCACAGTGTGTCTACGGACGTAATTCCACTGAAACTGGATATCTGCTTTATCTCATTCAAAGTCGTAACGCACAGCTTAAACGATGGTGAAAACGATGCGCTTGTCGACATTTGATTTAGTCTCATAAACGAAAACGCCGGCAAGAGGCCGGCGTCAATTAAATGTGCATTAGTTAGTCTTTCTTATCATCCTTGTCCTGCTCTTGCTGCCGTTTATACTCACGGTCTTCTGCACTTTCCCTTTTTAATGATTCGCGATAATCATCAGCAGCCTTTGCACTATCATCCTGCATTTGTTGCACCGCAGAATTTATTGTAACTTCCCCGTCTGCGCAAAAGGCCGCCGGGGAAAGTCCAAGTGATATTGTAAGACTAAGGGCAGTTATTACTCGATTCACTTTCTCGGCCTGACAATTTACGGGCCTTGATGTTATCGCCATGCACCTCACTCGGGCAAGTCAGGCCACTCTGGAGAATCGCTGGAAAGGTCGACGGCCATCAGGGCGCGGCAATAGGACTGCCACAGTCTGGCTCTGGCGGTTTCTGCTGCTGTTGCATCGCCCAATTGCAGGCTCACCAACAGCGGCGTCATCGCCTGAGAGGCGGCATTCATCAGCATTGACTGGTGCGCCTTGGCCTCTGTAAGACGCTCCGCATTGTCTTTGACCGGCGCATCAACAGGCCTGAATGACCAAGCCCCATCCACCTCATAGGCACCCCACCCCACCTGTACGCCTGGGTGATCATCGACATCCACCCATACCATGTCTCGGTGAAAATATTCGTAAATATCACCCTCTGCCGCATCGAAAAATTCAAAAATCAGCCCGTCTTGAACCCTGGCAAATTTACGCATTTCCGTATTCCTCAATGATCACGGCGCCGTCGCCGCCCTTGCCGCCGGCGTAGTTCGTGCCCGCAGTTGATTGCGTAATCGCTCCGCCGCCGCCAGAACCCAGAAGGCCTGCGTTACCTGTAAAGGCAGCACCAACCCTTGACGAACCGCCTTCAGAGAACATGCTGCGACCACCGCGCCCGCTGATGCCGTTCCCGGAAGCAGTGAGCAGAACTCTTTCGCCATCGCCACCCTTGCCATTGAAAATGTTCCCACCGGTGCCAGTCCCACCGACTGGCGCGGTCAATTGAACGGGATAGGAAGCAACTGGCACCTGATAATCCCCGCCCACGCCTCCAGAGCCAGACAGCAACGCGCCGAAGGAAGAAGATGTGCCATTGCTGCCGGCGGCAGTAAGAACGCCAGCGCCGCCAGTGCCCACCGTAATGGTTTGCCCCGAAAACCCGCTTGTCAGTAGCGACTCAGCGTAACCGCCAGCAGATCCGCCGCATCCAGCAGACGCCGCGCCGGCCACCGTCTGTTGCGCGCCGCCACCGCCACCGCCAGCGCCCTGCACCTTCACGATGATCTTTTTTGTACCCGTAGTTGGCGTGTAAGTGAACGTACCCGGAGTGGTAAACTTCTGCACATTCAGCGGCTGTGCGGAATCTCGCATTTGCGCTATGAACGAAGAGATTGCACGCAGGTAGTCATCAATCAGCCCGGGCGATTCTGATCCGGCTGGGCTGTTGCTGCCAGCGACTGGCGATAAGTCGTTAATCGAAGAAGGGACCGGCATTTTATTCATCCCATAAAAAAGCCCGCACATGGCGGGCTTGGAGGTGTGTTTGGAGTTTTCTTACATGGACTTCAAGATTCTGATGGGCGTGCTGACCGTCATAGGCTTCTGCATCTACGGCTTTTGGCTGGGAATCACTGGGCGTTGAGCAACTGAGGCGCCAGCAACGGCAGAACCTTGTTCGCCTTCTCAGCGCCGATCGACAGCAGGCCTTGCGCCTGACTAGGCGTACGCATCAGCAGGCTTTTCAGCGCGTTGCTGTTCAATGCGGCATTTGCCCCGCGACCTGCGGCCATGGCGCCGCCGAACAGCAGCGGGGAAACCATTCCCGAGCCCGCGCCTGCCGCCCCTAAGCCACCGAGAACCACTCGCTGCATGGCGCCATGCTGGCCTTCGCGCGCCTTCAGGAACTGCGCGCTGATATCGGCCAAGTCCTGAAGCTCCTGGTTGCCAATGTTCTTCATGTTGGCCAATCGAGCGATGGAGATATCCCCGTCTGCGCCGTTCTGCGCCATTTTCTTCAAGTCAAGCATCGTGCCGTACTGCTGGCGTACCTTGGCGAAGGCGGCCGCATCCTCGGGGCTGAGTGACCGGTTCAGCGCGCCCATCAGCGACTTACGCAAATCACTGGCGTAGTACGCCTCCGGACTGTTGCGCTGGCCGATGCGGTCTAAGGTCTTCTTGATGTTGTAGGCCGCCTGGCCGTCGATTTCGCCGTTCTTGGCCTTGCCCAGAATCTCCTCGATCTGCTTGTTGATGATGCTGGCCTGACCGGTTTCAAGTTCGGCCCCTGCGCGCTGGCCTTGCTCGACCAAATCCTGCAGAAATTGGTCATCTACCTTGACCTTGTTGCTCTGCAATACCGTGTCGAATTTGCTACCAAGGTCGCCCTGAGCCTTCCGAAGCGCCATGGTGACATTGTCGGAATCCTGCCCGAACGTGCGCGATACGGCTCGGTTTAGCTGGCCCTGCATCTTGTCCAGAGTCGCAGTCCGGCCACTGAGCGGCATGTATTCGAGCGAGGCGGCCAAGGCATTCAGCGGCTTGCTGTTGACCATGCGATCGCCCGGCACCTGAATACCAAGGCTCTCCGCCTTCTGGGCCAGAGCAGCGACTTCCGGAGATACCTCGCCTCCACGGATCGCCCTGCCAATGCCGCGCATCGTGTTCCCGCCGACTGCCGCCGCAGCCGGCACAGCGCCGCCAACCATCGCACCAAGCCCAGCATCCTCTGGATTTACCAGCCCGGCCGATGCACCGCCAGTGATAGCGCCGCCAGCCGCGCGAGTAGCCAAACCAGAGAGACCCTGCATTCCGCCGGCACGGAACCCACCGGAACCTATCGACTCTATCAGCGGCGCGATGTTGGCTGCGCCCGGCAGCATCGAGGCGCCTCTGGCGATCAGTCCGCCGGCGCCGGCCGTCCCAGCGATTTCAGCGCCGAGCTTGCCACCTTTGAACGCCATAGAATCAGGCTGTGCGCCCAAGTCTTGCAGCGCCCAATCCATATCGGCCCGGCGCTGACGATTGGAGTCGAGCGAAAGCCCCTTGCCGGATCGCAGATCCTGCACGATGTCATAGGGTGCGACCAGCGTAGCGCCAATGCTGCCTGCGCCGCGTACGGCGCCGCCAATCAAGTTGCCTGCGCCCTGCATCAGTTCCTTTCCAGCGTTTGGCGGCAGACGGTTCAGGAGGCTGCCGAAGCGACCGGCCTGTGGCGCAGGAGCGGCCGAAACAGGCTCAGTCGCGACCTGCGCGGCTTGCTCTGGCATGACCTGCGCTGGTGCGTCATCCCACGTCACGCCAGCCGGGTCGATCTGAGGCGCGTCATCCCACTGAATCGAGCTTGGGTCAATTTCCATACTCAATTCTCCCGTCGGAATACTGGATCACTTTGCGGCCCGAGGCGTCTTTGCCAGTGCGCACGATTGCTGCCTTGTTCGGCTCAGGCTGGGCTGATTGAGTCTGTACAGATTGACCTGCTTGGCCAGTGTTGCGTGCGACAATCTCTTCCAGCGCGTCCATGGCCGCCGAACGCTCCGCTGCCGGGATGGTTGGATCGCCGATCTTGCCCACCATCAACTTGTAGTTCTCGACGTCTTTGTCGGACTGTGGGCCTTCCATGCGCGGCATCATCATCAGCATGTTTCCGCCAATTGCGCTCAGCTTGGCGGCGTTCTGTGCTTCCGGCGTGGTGCGCCCGAAGAACCGGTTGGCCTCGTCGCGCTTGGCCCCTAAGCCGCTCGCGGTAGCGTTTGGCAGGATCTGGCGCGCCTGGGTGATCAGGTCGCCGAGCTTGCCCATGTTTTTCTGGTTCTTGACTGTGGCTTCAGCCAAAGGGCCGGATTGCACGGTGCCACCGCCTTGAATTTGCGCAGGGCGCGCCTCCCCTGTTCCCTTGTCAACGAGATAACTCTGGCCATCGGCACCCTGCACGATCTGAACGCGAGCCGCCTCTTTGTTGATGTTGTTGGCGTCGTTCATGATGTTGTTTTGCTGACGCTGATTGGCGATGCTGGCCCAGCCGCGAGAGTTCGCCGCTTGCTCGCCAGGCGACATGCTCATGGCGAAACTCTGCCCGGCCTTCGGGATTGCGAACTGTTTGGCACCACCCGTATCGACCAGCTGCGGAGCAACGTAAGAGTCGATGGCATTGCCAACCGGCCGGCCGTATTCGTCGTACTGCATCGTCTGCTTGCCGCCGTCTGCGCTTGGCACATCAACGGTGCGGGCAACCTTGGCCATTGAGGCCATTGGGAGCTGAGACAGCGTCAGCATGTCTTTTGCCCCAAGACCCAGCGCAGCCCCGCGCTTGTAGTCGAAGGTCGTGTTGCCGGAGGCGTCAGTGGCGTAGAGGCTTGGTAGCTGCTGCATCTGGTTCTGCTTCATCTCAAGCGCCTGATTCTTCAAAGCGTTCGAGCTGGCGGCAGAGTAACCAGCGATGCCAGACAGCCCGGCGGCACCAATCGTGTTCAGCGGGCCGCGATCAGAGCGGGCGCTGGCCAGACCGCCAAATGCAGCAGCTAGCAAGCCCTGTCCCGCCGGAGTTTTGGCAAAATCAAGAAGACCATTCAGTCCATCAACCATTTCATACTCTCCCCATGCCGGCGCGGCGCTGCTGCGCGTACTGCTGACGCTGAGCAATCAGCGGGTTTGGTTGCCCCTGAGCGATCTGTGCCAGAGTCTGCGGGCCGCTGGTGTTCTGCTGTGCCGGCCCGCTCGCCATTGGCTGTTGTTGCTGACCTTGGTTCAGCAGGCCGTAAACCTTCTGTCCGGTGCTGGCCGCGTCCATGTAGGGCTTGGCCTGCGCGTTAAAATTCGACAGGCTGGTACCCATGGAGCCCAGCAGTCCGGGAGACGAGCCGCCGGCATAGGCCGCACTGCCTGCCTGCCCGGTTACCAATGGCTGCCCAAGGCCGTAGCCTGCTGTTGGCGTACTGGCAGCCGCGGTGGTGCCAGCCGTGCCCGCACCACCGCCAAGAAGACCACCAGCCGCACTGCCAGCCGCGCCGCCAGCGAACATCGAGGCAATCGTTTTGGCTACGGTGTGCATCGACTTGCCTGGGCCGGTGTTGATTCCGGCTTCCTGCGCCTCTTCGTAGCGCTGAGGCGCAGCACCACCCCACTGGTCAACCAGCGGCTTGTCATTGGTGCCGAGCACCTTGTTCCAGACATTGGTTGAGAATGGGTCAGCGGAACCGTAAAACAGGCGAGCAGGGTTTTGGCCGACCTGCTTACCCATAGCGCCCAGGTTGAACATCTCGAAGCTGCCAACATCGCCCAAGAAGCTCATTTGCCACCCCCGCCAGACTGTTTAGTGTTCGTCGTGTTACCCAATCCAGAGCCGAAAACGCCGGACATTGCGGCCAGCTTCTTGTATGGGTCGTTCTGGGCGTCGCTCCAGTTCTGATAAGCGGCATCCAGTTGCTGCTGTTGGTTGTCCTGATACATGTCGGCGCGGTTGCCAAAGTTGTTGGCGACGTTCATGGCCTGACTTTCATATCCCGGGGCGAGGCCAAGCATCTGCCCCCGCATCTGGTCATTTCGACTCGCGTAGTCCTGCCCAAGACCGGCGTTGAACTGGTTGGTCTGCAGGTTTCGATTGATCTGGTTTTCAGCGAGACCCTGCTGCGCTGTGTAATCCTGCATTCGCATGCCGGCCGCAGTGTTGCCTAGATTTTTTGTCAGGTCGTTAAGCGAATTCTGGGTCGCGGCTTGATTCCCCGTGTTCCCGAATGAGCCAGAACCGACCATTTGCGTGGTCAGCGCTGGGGCGATCGCATCGTTATAGTTTCGCGTGATGTCGCCCATCGCCGCATCAATGTTCTGCTGCAAATACTTATTCTGACCGGCATAGGCATTCGTTCCGCCATTCCCGGCATAGCCATATGGGTTCTCTGTCGCTGCCTTGCCAGAACTCAGCGAGTTGCTTACGGTATTCCTGGCGGCGTTCATTGAAGGATCGCCATAGTTAAAAATCTGACCAAGGCGCGTGGTGGTCGAGTTCTGAAAATCGTTCATCCCGGCCACTTGCTGACCGCCGTACCCCTGATACGGCGTGTTTGCCAAATCCATGGCCTTTGAGCTGTACGCGGCAGCGAGAGGCTTCAATTCTGTCGGGATCGACTGCGTCGTTGAGCTGTTGGAGCCGCCACCACCCTTGTGCGGGCGCGCAATGTCGCCGGGGAACGCTGGCAGCGCACCAAGCGCCGGCCCACCGAAGTCGGCACTGAGCTGTTGATGTAGGTCTTCAATATTCACAGTTCAACCTCCAGGACTTGGTAGACCGGCGCGAATCCGCAGCGCTGGCGATAAAGGCGTGCTTGAGCAGGGCCGGCAGCGCATCGCATGCGCAAACAGCCAGAATCTTTTGCAAGACGGCCCAGTTCATCGAAAAACAGTTCGAAATGGCCATGCGGGGCGTACAGCTCGTAGACGTACAGGACGCGATAGTTTGGCAGCTGCTCAAAGCCGATAACGCCCCAGCCAACGACCTCCCCATCATTGTCGAGTCGCAAAAGCGTACGCTCACCACGGCTCAGCATCATTTTCAGCTGGTCGCCAGTGATCTCGCCGCCGGATGTAGCGCAGGCAAGGCCGAGATTCCGCGCACCCTCTTCCCATGCCACGTCTATGTGAGTCGTCGGCACAACCAGAAGCTTGTTCATCAGTTCCCCGTCAGGAAGCGGTTCTGTACCCAAGTCCCTGGGGTGCCAGATGCAACACAGGTCCAGCCCCAGATGATGTATTTGGAAGAGGCCGCGCCCAGCTCGACCGGCGCGGTATTTCTCACTGAATCGCCCTGCAGCCATGCGCCAGATGCGGGCGCGGCCGTGAGCGCGGTGTAGAACGCCGAGATGCGCCCCTCAGACATGGCATTAATTTGCGTTGCATGCTCGCGCAGCTCCCTTTGCGTCACTGGGTCATTCGTTCCGACGCGAGGAGTCGTGTTCGTTTTCATCATCTGCCGCCTGCTGGTGTCAAATCTGCATCCATATGAGTGACGCGAACCGGCCCAACAAAGCTGAATGTCGCGCGGTGCCAGCGCGCCGACTGGCGAAGGTCAAACTTTCCATCCAGGACGCTGCCAGTTACACCCGCGGAATACCCAACGCCTGAATTCATCTGCAGAAAGGTCTGTACCGTTGCGCTGGATGGAGCAGCGGCGTAACGCAAGCGGATCTTGTTCAGTGCCGAAACCGCGTCATCATCGCCAACGTCACCCGTGGTCATCGAACTTGAAACAGAGGCTCCGGTCATCGACTGAAGCTGATGCGATGTGTTGAAAATTGATAGCGACCTGCCGCCGGTCAACCAGAATTGCGAGTCGAACGAATAAGGTGCCAGGCCGTCGATGGTTGGCGAAAAGGCTGGAAGACCATCAATCGTCACTCCAGCGGCGACGTAGTTGATTGCGGCCTCAACGCTACGGTTCGCTATTCCCCATTTTTTGGCATTGATGTGATACACCAGCGCAGAGTCCGGCGAAGTCGCGCCGAGTGATGGGTAAAAGATCCAGACAAGGTTTTTCTGCCGGTCGAACACGCAGATGGTCTTGTAGCGGTACGATGGGTTTGAGTTATCGAAGAAAAACTGCCTGACATAACCTTCCGCCACCGGAACCGGACGGGTGCCGTCGAAGATCCAGATATTGTCGTCGCCGACGAAAAAGTGCGCACCTCCGATGTCGCAAATTGCCTCCTTGCCGATGCATCCCGCCTCGCCGCCCGGTACCTGTATCCAATTCCATACCGTCGGAGCGCCGACGTACTGCCCAAGGTAGATAGACCGCATCTTGTAGGCAATGGCGTACTCGCCGAGGCGCATACCGGCCGTAAGCTTGCCAGCAGTAGCTACCAGTCGCCCGGAAGTGGCCTGTGTGGCGATGTTTGGCGTCCACGAGGTGTCATCGAAGGCGGCGCAGCAGTGCCATCCATCAGGCTTTTCAGACCCGTCGTTGGTGTTCAGGGCCATGACGAACGCGCCGACCGTGAACAGGATTTCTGCCTTCGGCGCAGTCGCCACATCAGCAAAGGCGGCGCCGGTTGAACGCTGAATCACATCAGCACGGTTCGCGCACAAGGTCGCGTCGCCGAACTGGGTGATCGACCATCTTGTGTCAACGCCGCCCGTATACGCAGCAGCCCGGCCGATATCGACCCAAGCACCAGCAGACAGCTCATATAGCTTCGTGGTCGTGCCGGCGATGATGCGGCGTGTGTCGTCCAGCTTTGTGACCACTGCCGCACCAATGCACGCAGCAGACAGCGCAGGCGTCGAGGCAGGCGTTGCTGGCTCTGGCGCACCCTCCATGCCATTCTGGTATGGGATCAGGTTGGTACAGCTGATCAGCAGCCCGGGCGTAGTCAGGTCAGCATCTGGCGCGAAGCCGAGCAATGGAATCATCGCGAACGCACCTTCATAGTTGACCCGCTGTACCAGTCGACACCGTTGATGCCATCCACCGCATCACTGTAAAGCTGCGCCCACACGGCGAGCCGAGTGTCATTCATGATAAATGGCGTTGCTGCCAGGAGGGTGGCGTACAGGTAGGCATTCGGCCAACTGGTGAGTAGCCAGTTGGTGGTGTTTGTGTCTGACAACGCTGGAATGCGCTGCTGGTAGGTCAGCTCAAGCGAATACACGGCATCCGGGATCGGAGCCAGCTCCAAGTTGCTACCGATGACGGTGAACACAACAGGCTGACCCGAGCCGTTCGCTGCATAGTCAATGCTCAGCTCGTCAGGGGCGCGGTAGGATAGCGGCTGATTGTAGGTGCCAGTCACCTGCAGCCGACGCATCTCCAGCATATCGGTTGGCAACACAACGGTCTTGGTGCCGGCCACAGTGGACAGTGTTGACTTGTTTTCCATCGCGCGCGTTTTCAGATCCGTATTCATCTTGGCCTCGGCCAGAGTGATGAAGTCCGGAATATTCGCGGTCAGGTCATTTCGATTCAGCCAAGACGCCACGGAAGACTGCAGTTCCGAATAGCTGGTTATGCTCATACTTTCCCCTTCCATACCCGGAATGCGGACAGGTCAGGGTCGTTCAGCATCCGGCGCATGTGCTCCTTGTTACTGATGCACTCATGAAAGGTGATCGCATTCTTGTTGCAGTAGTCCTCGATGATCACGAACGGAATGCTGGCCGCGTGCTTCATTTCCGAGCTGCCATGGTGACCGCCGTTATGCAGAGCCTTCATGCGCTCCGCAATGGCGGTGCAGTCCTGAGTGCGCTGGACTGTCATCTTGCCGTCGTGGAAATGGAACTTCGTTTCGAGGTCGATCATTTACATGTTCTCCAGCGGAGAGACCTGCACCACGCCCGGCCCAGAGACTTGCAGCGCGGCGATCTTGGTGTAGTTGCAGACCGCGATGATCACGGCGTCGCCCGGCTGCACCATCATGTCGGTGTTGACTGCGGTCGGAGTACCGCTGGCAGCGATGCGCACATAGGCACCGGTGCTTGCAGTGATGCGGATGTAGCGCGGCAGCTCGCCGCTCGACATGTTGGGGATGGTTGCGCTGGCAGAGGTGCCAGACGTGGCAATGTTGATGCCCGTAGCCACGACCATGATCGCGCCTTCGAATGTGTTGCTCATGGGGAGCTTCCTCGATGGAAAACGCCCCCGAAGGGGCGATTAATCAGGCCGGGTTGAGGGTGATGGTGATGTTGCCGACGGCCGAGGTGGCAGTGCCGGTAAGGTCGAAGGCGATCGAATCGCCTGCGGCCATCAGGAGGTCACTCGGAGTGGTGGACAGGGTCAGCGCTTGCTGGGCGTTTGCAGTGCCGACGAGGTTGAAGCTGCCGGTGTGCAGAGCGGTGCCAGAAGTGATGGCGGTACCGCTTGGCACTTTGCGCATCACGGCAGTACAGGCGCCACCAGTGCCAGCCACGTCGACGCGGCCGCGCACGGCCTTGATGACATACGGACGGTCAGCGGTGAAAACGGTGCAGTCGACAGTCGTTGCGAGATAGTTCAGCGTCACAGGGATGAAACCGCCATCACCGCCAGCAGAACCCTCAATCCCGAACGAGCTATCGCCGAGCTGTTTGAGCATGGGCATGTTGCTTACTCCAGAATAAGAAAGGGGAGCCGAAGCTCCCCTTGGGTTGTTGCCGTCAGGATCAGGCGACGTCGTAGACTGCGCCGTTGGCCTTCGGTGCGCGGGACTCCACAGTCCATTCCACCACCAGTTCACGCTGCATGGCGTCACCGGTCTGAGCCAGCTCGATGGTCTGGAACGGACGCAGGTAACTGATGGCCCATTTGTCCGATTGCAGGATGAACACGTCGTTCGCGTCCTGGAAGCGGGATGGAATGGCCTTCAGCTCGCCGAAGTCCGACACGTACACATCGACAGAGGCGTACAGCTTGGCGTCTTCCGACTTGTCGAAGCGGGTTGCGTTACCGGTGAAGGTGGAGAAGGTCTGCTTGGCAGCAGGCGGCAGGAGAATCGAATCCGCCTCACCGCCAGCGGTGAAGATCTTCTGCAGCACGGACTTCAGGCGCGCTTCGGTGAACGCCACAGCGGTGCCCTTGGTACGGCCGGTGTTGCCGGTGTACGAAGCCAAGCTGCCGCCATTACGGTCGACGTTGTCCACGACCCAGCCCACCAGGCCGCGCGACTGACGCGGAGCAGTAGCAGTGACGTCCAGCTGGGTAGCCGAACTTTCCATGTCGCGGCGCAGTTCCAGCGCGGCGAGGCTGAGCTGGTAGGCCAGCTCGTCCTTGCGACCTGCTGGGTTCATCGCCTGCTGGGTGCCGGAAACGATTACGGTCTTGGTCGAGATCTGAGTGCGGTTGTTCAGGCGCACGGTTGGGGTGACGGTCTTGGCCGAAGCGTTGTCGCCTTCAGCCTGGGCGTTACTGGTCACAGCCGCCGCCAGATCCTGGGTTTGCCACTCGTGCAGAGTGTTGGACGCCTTACCCTTGGCTGCCAGCGAGATGAACGGCGTGGCAGTCGGGGAAATGCGGTAGATGGTGTCGGTCAGGTCTTCACGGTTGCCGATCGCGGCAGTGGTGAGGAAAGTATTGCTGGGTGCGGCCATGATGATGCTCCGAAATTAAAGGAATTGGGCGAATACGGCGGCGGCAGACTCAACGGTGCCGTTCTTGGCATGGTTCTTCGCGGCGGTCGTGCGACCGTCTGCGTTTCCGTTGGTAGTGACGCCGGGCTTGACCACACGCTGCGGGGCTTCTTGAACCTTCTTGGCTTGCACGTTGGCTTTGGCCATGAGTTGGTCGTAGAGCATCGCTTTGCGTGCCACGATGACGTGGCGGTGGTCGGCAATGGACGAAATGTCCTCAGCCTCGAAACCCTGCTCTTGCAGGAACTTCGAGATAGCGGCTTTTTCGGCTGCGGCCTTTGCATCGTCTTTCCAGTCCGGGAGCTTGGCGAGGAGGTCTTCCTGCTGCTTGGCCAGGTAACTTTGTTGGGCTTGTGCCTGTTCGTTCTGGAACTGCTGAGCGAGTTGTTGCTGTTCCTGCATGTTTTGCTGATACAGGGCCTGTCTCTGTTCATAGAGTTGCCGCTGTTTCAGGTACTCCACCGGATTTGACTCGATCAAGTCTGCCCAGTCGGTCTTGCTTTGCTCTTGCAGGACGCCTTCGAGCTGGATGGCCATGCGTTGGAGTTCGCCAGCATATTGCTGGCGTTCCTGCCGGGCCTTCTGCACTTCAGCGTCTGCGGTCTTGCGTTGCTCAGCGGCTTCCATCGTCTTCTTGGTGTAGTCAGACTGACGCTGGTAGCCATTCAACAGCTCGCTGAGTGGAACTTGAACCTCCTTGCCGTCGATCTTGACGGTGAAGGTCTGCGGCTCCGCATCGGTGTCGCTGTCTACATCTACATCCGCATCGGTGTCAGTATCGACATCGACGTCAGTGTTCTGGTCTTGGTTGGCGTCTGCATCAGCGTCAGCCGAGTCAGAATCGCTTGCATTCTGTTGTGGCGGGTCGAGCAGTGCAGCGAACGCCGCAGCGCCGCCGTCAACAGTGAGTGCACCACCGCCATCGCCGACGGATTCGTTCATCAGGAAATGGCCCAACGCGCGGTGAATAAACAAGCTCATTGATTGTCCCCTATGGGATTCAGTTGCGAATGATTACGGACTGGCCTGTGAGGAATGCCCTCAAAGCCGCAAGCTCTCTTTTGCGCGCTCCATGAGCGTTTGCTGGTGGATCCTGTTCGATTCCGCCAACTTGCCCGATTCCAGGCTGGTCGTCAGCGCTGCTTTCAACCTGTCCAGAAGCTTGAGCGTCAGGAAGATCTTTTCCCTTCCCTCCACGTCCCTTGCCGGTGAGGTTTGCCATGCGTTGGTCAACTCCTGCTTGATGCCTTCAAAGGCCCAGTTGAACGCCTCGTTTTCGAGACATTCCCGGGCACGGTTGCCTTCGTAGATCTGCTCTTCAAGCGTCGCCATTCGCTGGCTCCTGCTGTTCAAAATTCTGCGATGCCTTCATCTGCGCCGAGCTGAGCGTGGTCTGCTGGGCGATCTGCGCAACGGCGATCTTGGTCTCGGCGTCGAGTTCAGCCTTCCAGCGGTCGAATTCCAATTGCATGGCGAGCTGCTGTGTCTTCTGCTCGTCCTTCATCGCGTCCAGCTGGGCCTGCTGCTGGCTCTGGAGCGTCTTCTGGTCGGCCTCGACCTGCTGGCGGTTCGCATCAACTTGCGCCTGCATGTTCATCTTGGCCGTCTCAAGCTGAAGCTCGTGGTTGCGCTTGGCCTCGTCGAGCTGGGCGTTGTGCTGCAGCTCCATCTGCTTGAGCTGCATGCTCGACTGAATCTTGGCCTGCTCGACCTGCATCTGCGCCTGAGCCTTCATCTGCTCAGGGTCTGGCTTGTCCTGTGGCGGCTGCTTGGCAGGGTCAGTGAAGAACTTGTCAGGACTCTTGAAGCCAAGTTGCTTGGCCAGCTCGGTCGCGGCGTTGAAGATGTTGTCCGGGGTGGCGATGCCGATCTCCATCCCCTGTGCCTGAATAGCGCCGAGCATCTGCAGGTGCTGGATCTTCTGATCCTTGTTGCCCATGCCGATACCGACGTTGATGCAGACGTCGAACTGGTTGCTCCACTCGCGCGGGTCGATTGGCACCCAGCCGCCGGTCAGCTTCACGATCTGCTCTTTCTGCTGGTACTGGCAGACAAGTTTGAGGATCAGCTTGAACAGGTCGACGTAGCCTTCGGAGAAGTTGCGGGCTATCAGGTCGAGGCGCATGTCGGCGCGGTTGGTGATCACGTTCACGCCAGTCGCGGTATCGTTCAGCGACCCGCTGTCGTTACCCTGGCTGTAGCGCGTCCAGCCGGTCTTGTTCTCCAAGTCCTGCTGCATGTACTCCATCATCTGCATGGAGTTGCCGATATCTGGTGCGCCCTGATCGAGACGGCCTGTGGCTCCCTGCTCCTTGATCCGCACGACGCCACCCGGGCGTGAGGTCAGAAGGTCATCAAGGTTGACCTTGCCTTCTACAGCGAAGTACCGACCGTTCACGGCCAGATACATGTTGTCGAGCTGGGCGCGCAGTATGCTGGTCTTGGTCTTCTGGCTTTCCATGGCCAGATCGGCGATGGACAGGCCGAAGAACTGGTGCGGCAGCGGAACCGGCGTGATCGACACGAAGGGGATGCAATCGACCGGCTCGTTGTCCAGCAGCGTGTTGCCGGCCATGGTGACCTTGCGCAGCTCAGCGATGCCATCGCCGTCATAGTCGCAGCGCATGTAGGCCTCAAGCACCCACACGTTGTTCTGGCTCTCGTCGTTCGACGCATCGTTGTCGATGTAGGCGTTCTCGTCGTTCCAGCTCACACGCTGGATGCGCTCCGAGTTCATAGCCTGCCCAGGGTCTTCAGAGCCGAGATCATCCACGTTCTTGTAGCCCATGGACTTCAGCTCAGACTTGGTGCGCTGTACCCTGTGGGCTACGAACTTGGCCGTCTCGATGTCCTTGGCGTTGCGCGCGATCAGGAACTCTTCAGGCGGCACGTTATCGATGCAGATCTTGCCGGCCTTGTTGGTGCGCTTGCAGACGACGTCGTAGACCATCACCGGTGGCTGAGCTTCGATATGCTGGATCTGTTGCATGACCTGAGGCGCGGACTGCGGTTGAGCCTGAGCCTGCTGCATCAGTTGCATGATGGCCTGCTGACGCTGCTTCTGATCGTCCTCATCGACGCGCATGCCCTGTTCGACGACCTCAACCTCGTCATCATCCAGCAGCTGGGTAAGCTCGACCTCGGACAGACCGCGATACTCTTCACGGGTTTCCTCGTGCCGCGTGTCCCACCAAGCCTTGACGATGCCGTTCTTCTGAAGCAGCGCGTCTTTCATCCATGTGTAAGCAATGCGATGGCCGTTGTTCTTCTTGTAGAACAGGTAGTTGACGTATTCAGTCGCCTGCTCTGCCTTCTGCTCGTCGCCGGGCTTGGTCGCCTCGAATTCGGCCACAGTGTCGGAGCCGACGAAAGTCACCATGAGCTGCGGCAGCATCGATTCGATCGTGTCGCGCACGTCGGTCGAGACAACAGAAGAGCGCCCATCCACCTCTGGCGGCGACAAGTCACCAACCGGCATGCCGAGGTAGTAGTACATCGACTTCTGACGCTGCATGCTCAGCTTGGACGATGAATACCCAAGCGATTGGCGCATCTCGGCCCCGACCAGGGCTTTGAGTTCGTCCTCGGTCAGACCCTTTGTCATTTCGTGCCCTTATGCGTTGTTGAGCTTGCGATAGTTGAGCTGGCCGCCCCACTCGTCGTTGCTGAGCTGGTCAGCCACAAGTGCGAGGTAGCGCATAACGTCAGCGCCGTGGCTGTACTCGTCGTGCAGCGGAGCGCCCGGTTCGTTGGTCTGTTGGTTGATCTGCCGGCGGTAGCGCTTCAAGCACTCCACGAGGCGAGCCGTGCGGTCACGGTTGAAGTAGGTGCGGGGGAAGACCTCGCGAACCCGGTTGATGCCCTGCTCGACGTGCATGTTCGGCACAGGCATCACAGTCCAGCCGAGCTGCCCCATGACCTCGGCGTCTGACTTACCGCTCTGGTGGCGCTTGTGGTATCCGTCGTGGGGCAGATAAACGTTGCCCCAGTTCATCGGCTGATCATCCAGCTTCAGTTCTTTCAGCTCGGAGCTGTACTCAGCCAGCGTGCGCTGATGACCTTCGATGTAGTGGACGATGCGGATCTCGCCGGCCATCTTCTGGGCCAGAATGATCGTCATGGCATCGTTCCATCCCAAGTCGAAGATGATGTGCGTCTTCAGCAGCCCGTCATGCGGCACGTTGGCGATGCGCGACTCGGCCTGGCTCATCTGCTCGAAGTAGATGGCGCCTTCGACTGCCGGCATGCACTTACCTTCCCAGATGTGGGCGTATTGTTCGGGCTTCATGGTCGCCTGAGCGTGCAGGCGCTCTTGCTCCAGCACCGCCGGGAACCATGGGTTGTCGTTGTAGTTCATCAGCACTGACACGCAGTCAGGCGGCGGCTTGGTCACGAAGCGCTCGTGCGTCTCGTCTGACTCAAGCTGAGGGTTGTACGTGACCCAGATCTCAGAGCCGGGCTTTCGAATAGTCGGGAGTAACACGTCCCAACTCTTCTTCACTACCGCGTGCGCCTCTTCAATCCAGACGATGTCAACGCCCTCATAGGACTTGATCGAATCGACTGTGTGCTGCTGCAGTCCGGCGAAGCTGAACTCAGTCCCGTTCTTGCCCTTGATGTAGGCTTGCTGAACCTCGTAGAAGGCGCCCAGCTTGAGGCTGGCGATCTGATCGGCCAGAAGCTTGTGTACCGAGTCGGCAATACTCTTCTGGATCTCACGAGTGCACAGGATGCGCATGGGCTTCTGTGCGCCCTGGATCAGCAGCGATCGGGCAAAACTCCACGACTTGCCGCTACCCCGCCCGCCATACGCCACCTTGTACCGGTGCGGCTCGAACAGGAACGCGAGCTTGTCGGGGAACTCAATTGCCATTGGATGGCTTAACGAACTGAATGGTCAGGCTTGCATCGGCCGAATCACCACCATCTTGCAGCGTGTCGAGGTTGTAGGCTTGGCGCTCAAGCGCAATCAGCGTCTTCAGTGTGTCGCTGAGTTCCTTCATGGTCTTGGAGCGCCCCGGCAGACTGATGACCTTGCCGTAAAGGTCGTTGCGCTTGTCGATGCCCTTGTCGTCAGGCTCATGCAGCAACTCGCCCAACTGCTCGAAAAGGTCGCGGTTATCGGTCAAGCAATCCAGCTCATCAAGCAGCTTGCTGGCCAGAGTGCGCGAGCGACGGATATCGGTGCGGTGAGATAGGCGCACATTGGCAATTGCCGTGGCGTTCGCCTCAATCACCGCCACATCTGTAACAGCGCGCTGTTCTGTTACGTCCGCTGTTACAGCCTGCCTTGTTACAAGGTCGTCAGCCTTCGCTTTGATCTTGGCCGACAGGTCTTGAACCCATCCGAACTTCTTCGCGCGCCGGGCAATGGCGACGTGATTCACCGGCGGGCAAGCAATGGCTATTTCCCTGAGTGAAAGCACACCAGCCCGGTAGAGCTGCTCGATGCGCTCCCAGTCAGGTTGGTCGGTCATGCTGAATTCCTTCTGTTACTCGATCTCGCGATAGCGCGTGACTTGCTTGGCCTGAGCGCGGATGACGTCTTTGTCGACCTCAAGCCCAGTCATGTAGGCGAATGCGTAGACAGCGTGAACGTAGGCGCGGAACCACCATGGGAGATAGGCGCGGACGTTGATCTGGCGAGGCATGTCACGCCGCCGGCTCTTGCTTGATGATGCGACCGAGGATGACGGCAGCACCGAGGAATGCGTTCACAGTGGAGAACACGCCGGGCGATACGACACCTTGTAGCGCTGGCCAGTAGGTGGCGGCAGCGTTCAGTGCGACGAGGACTGCGGCGATCTGCACGCTGTACAGCTTCCAGAGCTGAGTCCATTGTGGGATGAGGTTCATGGCGAACTCCGAGTTACTGAGGATTGATCGAGCCGGTGACGGTCTTCTTCAGCTCCGTGAGATCCGTGGCGAGTTCAGCCAGATCCTTGTCCTTGCGATTCTCGGCCCACTTGAACCAGGCGCGAACCAATACCCATGCTGGGAGGCCGCAGACGAATATGATGCCGCCGATCGCGATCAGGCCTATGTCGTCATGCGCCCAGCCTCCAAGATCGAACCAGCGCACCACGAAGGCTCCACCGCAGATGCTGGAGACCGTGGTACTGATCATCGCGACAACGAACTCGCGAACGGTCTTGGGCAGCGTCATTGCCATCACGACAATGGCTGCGAGTACAGCAACGAAACCGAAGGCACCGAGCTTGTAGAGCGCGATCCCACCGAATGCGGTCAACGGTCCAGGCTCTGACATGGCTTGCGATCTCATAGGCGCCTCGTTGGTCTCGGCGTTGGGGAATAAAAAAGGCGCCGGGTGGGCGCCAGAGTCCGGGGAGTGGAGTGCGGGAAATAAATCAGCTAGTGAACGGTGTTGGTGTCTCAGCCAGCTTCGGCATGCCGCTCTCCTTGCATTGCGAGGCAGTTGCGGCAAGGCACTGGGCAATCTCGATGAGCTTGGCATCGACGGTGACTGTCATGGCCTACCTCGTGGATTGCGGGCATAAAAAAGCCCCGCACAGTGGCGAGGCTTGAAAATAACTGCAGATGGCTGCTACGTGCGACTTAGTCCGAGCCGTTCTGGAACGTTCTTTGCACGGATACCCATTACCAAGACCAGTTTCGTCTGCTTCGAAGCGGTAAAACCGCATCTTTGGGCAATATGCCAGAATCCAGTTAACACGTCAATCTGATTGACCTATGAATAGCCACCCGCAGAATGCTCTTGAGCAGTTGCATACCTGCACCGCTCAGGATGCCCCTGCTCTCTCTCTTGGCATTTCTTAGCTCTCTCATCAGCGTGCGCTGGATCAATAGACCCGCAGCACAACCAATATGGCGTGTGAATGCTACGAAATCGATAGGCCTGCTCTAGTGCCAAATCACGCTCATTCATGCAGCCACCCTCATCTCAAGACAAGCCTCAATGTAAGCGTGCCCGGCGATGATGTATTCGCGCACCTTGAGCCGGGACTCCCCTACTTCCTTTCCTACGTCTGCCATGGTTTTGTCCAGCCCGCGATAGTACACCCGAACGCACTCGGCCATCTTGGCGTGCTTGCGAGCCATGCGTGCGACGAAGTGGTCAACCATCATGGCCTCTTCATCCGTGATGTCGGCAGTCGGGAAGCTGTCGAACTGCTCCACGTTGTCGCGCATCAGGACGTAGGAAGGTGAAGTGCAGCGCGGGATGCCTACCTGCTGACGGCTCCAGCGGCCCCATTGCGTCAGAAGCTCTTCAGCGTCTCTCATAGCTTCGCCCCTATCTGCAAATTGCCAAACCCTGAAACCTTCCCGCATCTCGAGCAAAAATTTACCGGTAAATATGGGACGACCTGCCCAGCCTCCGATACTCGCGCAATACGCAGGCCTTGATCATCAAAAGCCATCATTCGGTGCTTTAAGTGCCCGACTAGAAAACACTTGATATTCATGCTGCCACCTCCTTCAACATGGACGGATGCACCGTGTGACGGGCCACTTCGCCGTGCTGGCGATGCAGAACGATCGCCTTCATGTTCTGGCGCGATCTCCAGCCGCCTGCATGGGCGTAGCTGTCGCCCGGTGCCAGGGTGTTGAACGACTCGACGGTGCAGCCCGGGTATTCTTTCTTGCTTTCGTGGTGGATGTGACCTGTCCACCAGTAGCGATGCTCGGTATCACCCCAGTCCTTGGCGCGGTCGGTCGCCATGACGCCGGGCAGCTTGTCGGCTTTGCTGGTGTGGCCGTGGTGCATGCCGATCAGGTTGTTGCCCCAGCGGTAGTAGCTGAAGACGCTTGGCGAGGTTTCGACCGTTACCCGCGGCTCGTTGGCGTACAGGTGGGCGAACAGTCTGCTCAGCCAGACGGCGCCGGTTTCGTCGTGGTTGCCGATGACGTGCACGACGTGGACTGTCTTGTGCTTCGTCAAGGCCGATTCCACGCACTGCCGCATGGCCATGATCAGGATGTCGACCATCTTGGCGTAGCGGCTGTCTGCATCGAGGTGGTGACCACTGCGCGGGGTGATGGCGGCCATTGAGTCGTAGTGCGCCGCGCCCCCGAGGTTGACGATGATCGCCGTCTCGGTTGGTGGTGCCGACTCCACCAGCGAAGCCATGGCGGCGCAGTGCGTGCGCTCGGCGATGCTCAGATCCCAGTCAGCACCGCACTCCTCGGCCCAGATGTACTCACCGAAGTGAGGATCGCCGATTGGGTAGGCCGTCATCAGGTCTGGAAGGTAGTGGCCGGCGAACGGCCGCGCATCGACTTGAGGTAGCTCCTTGACCGCGGCGTCACAGGAGGCCCGAATAAGGGCCTCCAATGCTTCGGAGTCGGTATTGGTCTTGACCCAGGAAAGCAGAGGTTCTTCCTCACCGCGGCGCATAAGCTGCGAAGTACCCTTGATCTTCAGGAACGACGGCAGCTTGGCTTCAATGTGCATCTCCGGCAAATGCCCCCTCAGCGCCATTTTTTCACCCTGGCGCTGCAAGGTGCGGACGTTCACGCCAAAGTGTTCGGCGGCCCTTGTCCAGCTCATGGTTTTACGGGCTTCAATGAGCTGCTCGTCGGTTACTTTGCGCTCGGCCATTATTGAGCCTCCGCCAGCGCTTCGGCCTCGGTGGATTCGATTACAGGCTGCGTTTTGTCCAGATCAATCATTGCGAAAGCCTCTTCGATAGTCGGCAGCATGAACGCGGGGAATTTCTCGCCTGGCCGGTAGACGTGGAAGCGATTGGTGTCGCCGGCGGTGTTTTTGATCAGGTATCCGCTCACGCTGCTTCCCCTTTCGCTGATTCAAGATGTGTGACGCATGCGGCCTTTGCGGCCTTTTCGTTCTCGCCGGAGTAGAGAATCTTTGCCTCTGGCTGCGGCGTGCGGGAGATAAAGACGTTGCCGAACTGCATCCTTGTCCGGCTGACCAGATAGCCTTCCTCGGATGAGAGGCAGTTGGTGCTGATGCCTTTCCAGTTCATGGCTTCACCTCGTCAGCAGTATTTTCACGCCACTGGTATTGGCAGGTGCGGCAGTGCTTGCGCAGATGATCTTTTGCGGCTAAATGCTGCCAGTAGAAGTCGTATTCGTTGGATGTCACGAATTCGTCCTCAATCTTGCTTCGACCTGAATGATCAATGAGGTTGCCTTTTGGCGTGAATGTCACCCACAGATCAACGCCAGAGCATTTCGGGCACTCGCTCATTTCACACCCCGCGCAATCCGATCTTTCCGCAGAATCCGGCGGCAGCCTTCGAGCAGACCTCCGGCGAGTAACAACATGAATAGGAAGTAGAGGTGGATCATGCTGGAACTCCCTTGGCGAGTTGTTTGGTGCAGCGCTTGCACCGCTCCCAGTTTCCTGGCTCAAACATCGGCATCTTGTCGGTGCTCGCTGCGTCAAGGCCGCAGAGTGAGTGCCAGAGATATGCCCGGCCATGTGCGCTGATTGCTGCAACAACCATGTCGCGGTTGTAGTAGTGCGCCTTCCCGTTGATCGGGAACATTGGCTTGAGCCAGCCTTTTGCGGGGCTAGCGGCTCCGCCAGTCATTTGCGCAATCTGCGTCATGCTGCTCTCCTGAGTTCACGGGTCTTGGCGCGGTATTCGGCGGTGATGGCTCTCAAGTCTTCGATGGTGTAGCGCTTTGGCTCATGCGGCCCTTCAAGCCACTCGACCAGCTCGACGCCGATGCGCTTCACCAGTTCGATGCGGTAGTTCACGATGTCGCCGGACTTGTGGTTGTTGCAGGGGGCGCATTGCTTGTGGATGTTCAGCGGCTCGAAGCGCAGGGCAGGGTTCGAACCGACAGTGCGGTAATGCCCGGCGTGATACTGGCCGTCGTGGTGACGGCCACAACTCACGCATGGAAGCGCAGCGTCGCGTAGCCTCACCCATGCGTTGATCGCCACCTGAGCCTCACGCATGTACTGCCCCTTCGTCTTAACGCGCTCCTTGGCCGCTCTCAGTTCCTTGCGACCTACATCGGCAAGAGCCTTGCGAGCCTTGTCGGCGTTCTCGGACTTGATCGCCAGTCCGCAGGCAGGGCTGCAGACTTTCTGACCGAGGCGCGCAGGCACGAATGAGGCCCTGCACTCTGGGTGGGCGCAGGTCTTTGGCTTGCGTGGTTTGGACGGGAGAGTCATGCCGCCCTCCTCTCACCGTAGATGGCGTACATCAGGTCATCTGGATGCGGGAGCAGCAGTTGAAGATGCTCGGCGCAATACGCGTCCAGCAGCTCCAGATACTGGGTCATCTCGGCGATGGTGAACTTGCGGGTTTTGGCGCGACCAACGCGGTATTTGGTGCCGTCTGGCAGCTCGACCGGATGAACCTCGGCAGGCCACAGCTTCGAGACCAGAATCTCGTGCCACTCTTCCGAGCTGGCGAGCTGGCCAAATGATTCTCGCAGGTGCGTCTGGATCAGCCCATTCCACATCCACAGCAGCTTGTTCTGCGCATCACTGCGCTTGCTGCGGATCTCGACGATGGTCAGCTTGCGCGGCTTGGACAGATCCAGGCCGGCGAGATAACCCATCAGCCGGTTGCGGTCGGATTCGTTGCGGAGCATGAGGTCAGTCATAGCCGCCGAACTCCTCTTGCCTTCAGCTCCACCAAAGCCCCACAAGGCGCGCAAAGCTTCACGCCCTTCACCGCAGCGCGGCGATCCTCGGGAATCTCCTCTCCGCACTCCTCGCACTCTTTGGCGCTGATGCCGGTGTAAACGGTGCGAGTAGCAATGCGGTGGGCCATGTCGGCCTCGATGCGCTCTTGCGCGATGTCGATTTCATCGGCCATTTGGAAACTCCTTTTGAAGCGCGGCAATCGCGGCACGTGCTTGGCGTTTGCGCAGGTATGTGTCGACCCTTTTGGCTTGGGCCTGTTTGAGTTTTTCGCGGTCTTGGCGAGCCTTGGCGGCGGTGACGATGGAACGAACTTCGGCGAGCTTTTCGCGCAGCTTCGGCGATGGCTGCACGACCTTGCCCGTCAGCAGCCCGGCAATGGCTTGGCCGTCGTTGGTGATCGGCGCAATGCGCAGGTCGGACAGATATTGCGCGCCCGCCTGCTGGCTGATGAGCTGCATCCGGACTGCTGATTCGATGGCGGTCACGCGGCGTGCTGGATCGAATCCGAGGGAAACGCTCCAAGTTGCCGGCACTGCCTCGGAGCGAGCAATGGTTACCAAACGCTCATATGCGCTCATGAAAGCCATGCGGGCACCGATCTTGTCCCCCTGATCGAGAACAGGCTGAGCGGCCTTCATGGCTTGGAGGATTTCAGCCGTCATGACAACTGTTGAACTTTCGTCGGATGCCTCAAGGGCAATCGACCATGCTTCGTCTTTGCCCGGGCGACCGTCAGCGGCCTGAATGCGCTGGAGGATGGCGGCCAGGGTAAGCTTCCCGGTCAATTCACGGCGGCACGCCTTGAGCGATGAACCAATGACATCAGCCGGATAATCAGCTAAATCGTCAGCCATCATTTCTGCGGCATCGGTGGTGATTGTCTGGCCGAGCACTTCAGCTGTGGCAGCGATCGCCAGTGCGAGCCGGGCTATTTGATCTGTTGACATGCGGCTAGAGGAATTCATTTTCCTTCCTCCCTTCGCGACTCATGATTCGCTGGGCGGCATCTTGCCCAGCCTGAAGGTTCGCCTGTTTGCGCTCAATCTGCTGTGCAGTTGTGGCGTTCATCTGGCGGTTGGTCGCCCACTGGGTGCGATACGACTCGGCCTTAGCCAGCAGGGAGCCGAGGTCGTGGCAATTGCGGATCAGGTAGGAGTCGTTGATGCCAACGTAGAATTCGGCAACTACGGCAGCTTCTGAGCCAAGACGCTTCCAGAGATCAACAACATTCCGGTTTACCTTGGCATTGCGGACTGGAGCTGCTTGGTAGCGCGACTGGTATGCGGCGGAGTAGGAAGACCAGATTTCACGGCAGGCTTCTTGGCGATCAGCCTCCGCAGCATCAATCTTTTTCGCGGCGCGCTTCGGCGAAGCTGGAGCGAGCACCAATGCCGTAGTCTCTGCTGTAGTCTTCTGTGTAATCTCTGTAATAGTTGTTGGCTGGTAGAAGCGCTTGTCAGTCTCCTGTAGAACAACCAGTTGTTCTTGTGTAGAAGAACTTGATGTATCTACCAAAGAGAAACTTGATCCATCTACCAAAGGAGAACCAGTTGTTCCTTGATAAGAAACGGATCCGCCTTTCGACGCATTGCATGAGGCGTGCGCTGGCTGAAGGTTTGAAAAAACATGCGCTCCACCGGCAACCAGAGGGGTTTTGTGATCGAACGAGAGGTGATCACCAGTCTTGCCTGGGCCTCTGGTGATAGCCGAGCCACAGCAGCCGCACACCATGCCGAAAGCCTTTAGGACTGCTGCATAATCGACGTACTCGCACTCAACACCGGCACGCTTGGCGCGCATCAAGCCAGCCTTTGAAAGCTGGCCAAGCTTTGAGCTGTGCAGATCGAGAAGCTGGTCGAGAGTTACTGAGCGGATGTTGCCGTCCAGAGCCTCAAACAGCACATCAACGTCGATCCTGTAGAACATCTTGGCCGGGATTCCTTTGCGCTCTTCAGCAAGAACACCCATAGCCTTCAAGCTTTTGCGGGAGTCGCGAACCTCGTCAGCTTTCAGACCAACCTCTGACAGCCACTCCGACTCAGTTTTGTAGAACCAGCCGTCACTGGTCTTCTCAGTCCAATAAACGGCCTGAGAAAGAAACTGAGCAGCGGAAGCGCTCAGACCCAATACGCGCCTGAATGCCGGATACACGGCAACGGCGCTTCCGGCTAACTCAGTGAGTTGCATCCTCAACCGACCTTTGCTTATCGCATGTAGTGCTGCCATAATTGATCTCGCTGAACTTTGCTGTAGGAAGAGCCACCCTTGCCCGGTGGCTTTTTTGTGTCTGGAATTTGGTAGTGCTAATTCGGGTCAGTTGTGGCCCTTTTTTGGCCCAGTAGATTTGTCGCGCATTCGATCGCGACAATCTTTGCTTTGGGCCTAACCGCCAATGTCAAACCACCCATGGCGATCCCTTCGATAACCAGCTCCTCAACTGCCCTGTCGAGACTCCATCCGTTCTGTCGAGCTAATTCCTCGATCTTCTCTTTCGTGCCTGGACTCAGGTCTTGGTATTCGAGCACTTGGCCCTCCTTTGGCCCATCAGGCCGCGCTAGACTCTTTCCTGTCCTTTGCCAGCGCTTCGATTGCGCCGTTCTCGACGGCCCATTCAACGAGCATGTAGAGGAGGGTTCCGTGTTGCTTTTCGGCACGGATCGCAGCGCGAGCGGTGATCTTGTCGAGCGTGCTGTTGAGGCTGACCTTGTGGCGCTTGTCACGGCGGTGATCGTTTGGGTTGGCGTATCCCATGGGTATTTCTCCTTTGTGGTTCGAAATGGTTAGGCGGCAGGGGTAAGGAAGCGCATGGCATCTTCGGATGCCTTGAGTGCGCCGCCGGTGATCGCCTGCAACTGAAGCTGGCGAAGGGGAGGCACCGATTCAGGCCACTGAGAAACCGCTCCAGGGCTAATGCCCAGAGCCTCAGCAACCTTACTGACGCCTTTGAAGTGGTTGAGAACCTCAGTCTTTTTCATAAGTGCTCCACTTGGTTTGGTTGAATTTAAGCATGCTTAATCAACCAACGCAAGACGGCACTGCATGCTTAAGTACGCGGGAATTAAGCTGGCTTAAATTTTGACGGGATTCATCTGATGATATTTTTCGGGCGGGAGATCGCTGAGCCAGCCGGGCGACATGAACGAGTCGCATTGGCGATAGAGCACAGCAAACTGTCAAAAACCGAGATGGCGAAACGCTGCGGGGTATCACCGTCCGCCGTAACGCAGTGGACGACGGGTGAAACCGCATCTATAAGACCAGAGAACCTTTTCGCGCTTGCGTCCGAGTCTGGAGTAAGCGCAAGGTGGATTGCGACTGGTGAAGGAACCCCAGAGCCGTACAGGCCGGGAAACAATGTGATTGCGTGGGAAGCGCCTGAGGATCTTCCAGATGACCAGTTTATTATCGTGCCTCGGATAGAGGTGAGATTTGCTGCAGGGACGGGAGAGATGGTGATAGAGGAAGTGCACCAGGATCAGGGAAATGCGTACCGGATGGATTGGATAAGGCGAAAGCGGCTGAACCCCAAAAACTTGTCAGACTTCATCGTAACTGGAGAGTCAATGGAGCCAACTCTCCCGCAAGGCGCAAAGGTCACACTGGACTTAAGCAACACCGCGATTCAGGACGGCAAAGTTTACGGCATCAGGTACGGAAACGAATTGCGGATCAAGAGGCTATATAAGAGGTTCGATGGTGGGCTGATCATCCGCTCCGACAATGCCACGAAGAACCCAGACGAAAGCCTGAACCCCGACCAGCTTGAGCACGTATCGGTGATTGGAAGGTACGTCGCGCACAGCTTCGACGGTGACATCTAGTCCTAAAGTCGTATTGCATGACCCACCGAAGCCCGCCTAGCGCGGGCTTT